CATAAGTATATTGAATTTCAAAGAACCTAGCATTAAATTTAGGAATAATTCGTATTTCTTTTATTTTTTTATCTTCTAATACTTGAGGAATTTTAATTTGGATTTTTTTAATTCCCTCATATTTTTGTTTGAAAGCATTAGAAAATGGAATTGTTAGGAAGTTATCTTTTCTAAGTCTAATTTGGCTAATAGCTAAATTTGAATAGTCATTCTTGGCTAAATAATTAGGTAATTTTATATGTCTAAAATTATATTTGCCTTGTTTTGCCAATTTAATTAAACTAAAAAATGATTTAAACATTGCATCAACATCTTTAAGAATTTGTTGAGCTATATTAGAATTTAATAATTTATAATTTTGACAACTTTTCATTTCGTGATAATTAGCTTCATATCTTAAATATTGCTTTTCTTGAAAATAATGTTGTCGAACATTATAAATTGCTTGATTAGTTAAATTCTTAGCTATTCTACATAATTCTCTTAAAATATTATATTCTTCTTTAGTCAAATGCTTTACTTGTTGTTTTATAGTCAAATACATTATTATCACCTCGCTTTCTATATTAATAATATTACGAGATAATTATAATATATTTTTACTAAAAAAGCAACTTTTTAGTAACATTTTTTTATAGGACATTTTTTCAGAATCATAATTTTTAAAATCAATTAGAGGTCTCGTTCAAGTAAAAACGCTACTTTTTACTCGGCACCATTACGTGCACCTTATATTTTCATATAAGCACAGACTATATCTTATCCATATTATATAATAAAAAAATATATAACTTAGGCGACACCACTTTCGCTATCAATCGCTTATAGCGTACTTCCCTCACGAGGAATAGTCGTTGAACCTTCTCTTGCGAGCTTGGCTGCTGATTGCCCATTATTTTATTAAGACTTAGGATTTAACCATATCTCATCTCAATTATTTTTTCTGCTTTCACAACATTCACGCTTATATTGTATAAATACGATATTACGTTGTAGTTAATTGAGCTTTAGGGGTTCCCAGCAATTCAATGTCTTAGTTGGACGATATAAAAACCGTCACTATCTACTAATTTCTCAATAGACTTACTATTTTGCAAAAATGATATTCATGATTAAAGCCATAAATATTATTTTGACATTTTAATAACATTAAAAACTGGAGTTGCTGCTGCTGCTGCGTGTACTTCAGTGCCTGCTGCTTCTGGCATATTATTTCACTTCCTTTTCTTGTTTAGATACATCTTGTTTCTTTGAACTACTATCCATGTTTCCGATAGGTACCGTTACACCGGCATATGCTTTATGGTCAACATATAGTCCATTCAAAGTTACATGTTTAGAAATATTGTAGTTAATACCTACACCATAACTATTACCTCCACCATAATAAAAACTAAGTGAAGTTTTAGCTGGCTTAGGAGCTGCGATTGAAATAACAGACTCTTCTTTTTGAGTAACGACTAATTTGCCATTTTCAAATTTTTGAGTTTCAGTTACATTATTTTCAATTTCGTGTTGCTGGCCATTTACTTTTACAAATACCTTTTTATCTGCATTATTAAATTCCACATCAGCATCCCGAGGTGTTTCTTTGGGAATATATACGAAAGATGTTTTTTCGATTGTATTCGTTTGTACTCTGGTTGCTTCTTGATAATGCTTATTTGTGTTAATAGTGCCGTCAGCATTAATAACCTTAGATGGTTTTGTATCTATTTCGTTGCGTGGAGTAAGCTTATCCAAAACATACAGAAAAGACAATACAATAAGAACAAAAAGTATGAGCCACCTAAGACAGTTGACGAGTAATCGCCAGTTTTCTTGTAAAAAATTTTTCACAGTAAGTAAAAAACCCATTGGAGTTCTTTCCTTTCTTAATTAAGAGAATTAAAAAACGTTTCAATGGGTTTATTACCTTAAATCTTTAACATGTTAATTTCTTCTTGTAACAAATCTCGTGCAGAAATTACTTCTGCCATTAAAATACAGTCTGTTTTTTCATCTTTAGATAATAAAGAAATTACATTTTTAAGGCTATCTGTTAAATGTGGTTGGCTTCTAATGAATTCATAGCCAGAGATAAAAATACTTGTAGGTTCAAAATGTAATTTTTTATTGCCTTTTTTGATTTCGTCATTAATGTAATTTAATGCTTTTTCTAGGTCAATTAATTTATCTGGCGTTTTAATACCAGCACGTACAATGTATTTAATGACATTGCCCATATCAAAATTATATCCTTGAGCATTAATAAATGGACGTACCTCAATACCTCCATGAGTATAATGTTTTGGTTGATTAATAATATCTTCCATACTAATATCCTTTCGTTAGAATCAGAAAAAAGTTACTATTTAATCTTAGCATCTTTTTCGATTTCTGACAAGATATCTGCGTATGTTTTTATTTCACCATTTACATATACTAAATTTTCTAGTTCTATTTTCTTATCAACTAATTCTTGAATTTGTTCTTGTAAAATTTCAATTGTTGATTGTAATGTTTGAATTTTTTTAATGACTTCTTGCACAGAATTATCTCTAGCTTCTGACCATTGCAGTTGCTTATACAACTCTTCTATTTTCTCTAAAGACACATCTGGTATATCAAACCGTAGGTCTCTTATATATACTTTAACTAATTTCTTTTTCATATTTTATTTGCTCCATATGATTTCAAATTTAAAGCTATGTGGGCTATCTGGTTCTTCAAAAAACAATCTAAAACTATATCGAATCCCAATTTTATGTTCATCATTAAAAAATCTTAAAGATGATTTCCCTAACAAAAATAACACAACAAAAATAATTGTCAATATAATACCAATATGTTCACTCATTTTTAAATTCCTTTCTTTTTATAAATAAAAAAGATGGCTACTCTGTCGCTGCTCAGAATAACCATCTTTTTTGTGTGCAAAATGAGGAGATTTTTTGTATTACATAGAATACTCTATATACATTATATCTTATCACTTTTTTTTACACAAGTAGTTTTATTATATATTATACAAAGGAGGAGGAAGATTAAAATAAACTACCGTCCTTTATATTACGTTAACTTAATTTTTTATTATCTTTCTTTTCTTTATTTGGACCACTAACACGTTTACCAGTTTCTTCATCGATAAATACGATTTCCATGTCGTCGCCAAATTGACTACGAAGCATTTTAATGATTTCTTCTGGATTATCTTGTTTAGCCGCAAAATTAATATTTTCACGCATTACATCATACGTTTTGTAATCGTCTAATAAGTCATTAAAGTCTTTATTATCGCCACTATCAATTTTAGAAATTAAAATCGCATCTTTAGTAAACGAAGCACCTTCGTGAAGAATACGTTGTGCTACTTCTTCTAATTTGCCAATGGTTTCTTTATAATCATCACACAAAATATAACTGCCATTATGAGCTGTATAGACTAAATAACGAGAAGAAAACGGTAAAGAATTTTTACCAACATGTTTATAATAAAAATCAAAACTAGGAGAACAAATAAAATATGTATACACATCTTTTGGCACTTCACGAGTTAAATCAAATAATAAGAAAGAACCATCGATATAATCAGTAGATTCATATTTAATAGCAGTAAAACCTTCATGTTCTTCTATATCAATTAAACTAAATTCTGCATCATAATTGCCATCTTCAATTAATTTATTATATAAAGTTTTGATACTATCTTTATCTACAGTACCATGACCTCTATAATAGTCATTTTTAATTTCTAATGTAAATTCAGCCTCATATGTTTGAACTGATTCATCACCATTATAATAAAAATTTAACATAATATCTCCTTATACTCAGAACTCGCTAATGCTTTTTCTTTTTCATATTCATATGTATATTCATCTTCAGTAATTTTATTGCCACGAACCCATTGCATCATAATCATAGCAAGATATTTACCAAGCATTTCTGGCGTTGCTAGCTTTTGAAGATTTTTTGTTTTACTTTTATTAATTTTTTTAATCTCAGAAGTAGCTTTGCGATTTGCTTTCGCTACTAATTTATTTTTTTCTTTTACTCGAATTTCTTGTTCGGATTGAAATGTATCTGGTTTAATTTCAACAAGTGTAGAATCTTTTACGAGCAAGAATTTTCTATCGACAAGACGACCATATATTTGTTCGCCTTTTAAATTGTTAGCATATCCATAGACTTTCATAATTTTATCCTTTTTTTTTGCCATAATATCGAATTAAGATACACATATTATAACACAAAAAAGGATAAAAGACAAGAAAAAAGACGGCATCTCTCAAATACCGTCTTCTTCTTGTCTAATCAACATCTATAAAGTTGTTGTTCCACGGTCTTCTGCCATCACCAAAGCAGAACCCTATACGCACGTGTGAGTTATATTAACGAAAGGAGGTAAAACTCACATGTATATTTTAACATAGTTATAGTATATGTCAACTATTTTTTTGAAAATTTTCACATTTACTTTTGTACCGAATAGAGAATGGTAAATTTCTTACAAATTCATCTGGATGTTGTTTTTGTTCTTCTTTTGCGTATTCGAAACTTTCTTTACAAGTGCCTTGCAATTTACAATCTGTTCCGCAATACGTTCTATCTCTATAACATAACATATTATTCACCTAATAATTCTCTATCTAGTTGAGCTCGATAGAATCTTTCTGTTAAAAACTCAAAAATATTAACAATAGTATATGCTTCATCTTTGTTACTAGAGAAAATAGCAAATTCACCTAGACCATGTTCTTTCATAATTAATTCGCAACCGATAGTTGAATTGCAAGTAGCTCCATCTGTTTTTTCTCTAATATGGAATGTTATACTAAATTCTTTTTCTGTTACCATTCGCATACCCATGCCAACAATATCTTTTCTTCTTTTTTCTGTTTTTGAGGAATAAATTGTATATTCCATTTTATCTTGTAAGATTTCAGAAAAAATTCTTAATAATGCATTATGTATATCTCTATATTCATGCCTAATGATATATTCCATTTTTGCACACTTTCTTTAAAAAAAATAAAATAATACTTAATAGCCACGCAAATACATGCGTGGCTATCATAAAAATATTATACTTCAGAAACAGAATTCATATACTCTTTTTGATTGAACTGACATCCTCTTATAACTTAAATTTTGAGGTTCCTACCCAAGAAAACATGCCTAAAGATTATTAAATCTAAAGGTAGAGGAATTCAGATACAGTAGGCTATCCCCGTGTGTCCCACGGTTTTATATATTTAATATATATTATATATTTTCTTCTAAAATTCGTAATCCTTCTCGAAGAATATTTATCGCTGCATTAATATCTCTATCGTGATGTGTGCCACATTCTGGGCAGTCATATTCACGAATACTCGTGTCTTTTAACGCAGGATTTTTGTAACCACATTCAGAACATAATTGGCTAGATGGAAACCATCGTGAAATTTGAACGATAGTTTTACCATACCATTCAGCTTTATATTTAAGCATTGTTACAAATTCTGATTGGGCTACATCTTGATAAGATTTACCTTTATTTTTCATTAATCCTTTTATATTAAGGTCTTCTAAACAAATTATATCGAATTCTTTTAATAAATTCGTAGATAATTTATGTAGAAAATCTTTTCTAATATTAGCTATATATTTATGAAATTTAGTTAATTTTAATTTAGCTTTTTGATAATTAGCAGAACCGTATACTTTTCTTGATACAGCTTTAGCTAATTTTCTATATTTCTTTTCTAATGTAGCTAATATTCTAGGATTATTAATTTTTTCTCCAGTATTAAAAATAGCAAATTCTTTTAGTCCTAAATCTATACCTACATTTTGATTGGTTCTCTCAAAATGAGGAATATAGACTTCCGCAGAAATACTGGCATAATATTCTCCAATATTATTTTTAGATATTGTGACATTATAAACTTTAAGAATATTTTCTTCCTCTAATTTATACTTATCTTTATATCTAAGTAGTCCTACTTTTGGAATAGTAATAAAAGAATTATTTATTTTAATATTACAATTAGTACGATAAGAGTTTTTACTATCTTTACGTTTAAATTTAGGATATCCAGCTCCATTATAAAATTTTTTATAAGCATTATCTAAATCTTTTAGTGTATTTTGAAGAGCACATTTATCTGGAACTGTAAGCCAAGTTTTTTGTCTTTTTAATTCTGTTAACATTTTTGACATATGATTAAAAGTAATTTTTATATTAAATTCTTGATATAAATATTGTTTTAATTTCAAAAAATGATTATAGATAAATCTTGATGCTCCAAAACTTTTTTCTAAAAGAATTTGTTGCTCTTTAGTTGGATATATTCTAATTTTAAAACTTTTATTCATAGATGGTAAACACCTCCTTTTCGTACTAAAAAATTAATAAAAATATTTTATTCATTTCTATTATTATAATACTAAAAGAAATATTTATCAATACATGATTATAACTTGATATTTTGATTGAAATCATCTAAAATTTCAGACATCAAATTCATTACCATTTGATAAACCAATGGCTGAGGATAACCACCACCAGCAATATTATCTTCAATATCTGTTTCAAAATGAATATTAGTGCCAGTACGAACTATACTCATCACAATGCTCAAGAATTCACCATTCATTGCGAATACACAAATTGAATCTGTAGATACAAAATATTCAAGAGAGAAACGGTCTTCTTCTGCTTGTACAATATTATTATTCTCTTGTGCAAATTGTGTGATATGATGCATAATCGCAATAGCTTCTGCTTCGTGATTAAAAGTTAAAGTCATCATAATTAAAACTCCTTATACAAATAAATTAATTAAAAAATACTATGCCGAAATGACACACCACTATTATACAAGGATTACTTCGTTGATTAGTTTACTTAACAACTCTGCACCTAATGGAGCATTATTATCTGTGCAAGAAATTAGATTAGTTTCTAAATTTATTGAATATTCAATACATACTGGTGTATATACAGCATGGCTTTGATATTGTATATCTTTACGCCAAAAATTTATGCTA